GCCATAGCGTTGTAAAGACGATTCATAGACATAATTTATTTTCTCCTTTTCATTTGGTCAGCCCTGGACTAGGGCTCGTTTCTTTCTTACAATATTATTATAGCAGAATTTTTAATAAAAGTCAATTATTTATGATAAAATTTCCACATTCTTTTTTTAAGATGCTTTAATTCGCGCGAAGTAGTTAATTTTATAACTTCTGATTTTATTGTATTTGAAGATATTATAGGAGCAGATTTTAACATCTTCTCTAATTCTTCATTAGTAATATCAGGAGTTTCTTCTGTTTTCTTTCTTCCAAAAATAAATGGTAATCCCATGCTTTCTCCTTATAGCATAGCAATACATTCATTTGCCTTTGCTTCAATATCTGAAATAATTTCATCAAATGATACTGGCGCGTTGTTATGAGCGTCAAGCGCTACATTATACATAAAAGGAATATCTTGGTAAAACTTATTCTTTGAATGTGTATGGCCGTGAAAGTTCAACATATGCTGCTTTAGTGGAGCCATATTTTCAATGTAGCTGGTATATGTTGGATAGTGAGATAAATATACATTATAACCATTGAACTTTTTAATTGTAGCAATTGTAGCAAAATTTTCAGAACCGCCTTCTAGAAAATGAATGTGCGGGCACTCATGATAGATACGATAAATGCGCTCTCCTGAATCGTGGTTGCCGCGAATGAACCAAATAGAGCCATTTAACTTATTAAGATATTCAATTCCTTTATCATTATTATTTAGCATAGTATCACCAAGAAGAAAAACAATATCTTCTGGTTTTACTACTTTATTCCAATTTTCTATAATAGTCTCATCATGTTCTTCAATAGAAGAAAATCCTCGTGGCTCATAAAGAAAGCCGCGATTATGACAAAAATGGGTGTCACTTGTAAAAAAGATATTACTCATTATCTTCTCCCTTCGGTTCAATATAGGTGTCCCAAATATACTGCAAAACTTTTTGTTCCGCACCCTTACTACCATAATTCATACGATATATAACATCTATTGGAGCCTTTCCAAAGAAAACGCGATAAGCATAATCATATACGTCTTTCATCGCGTCATATAGATTATCATCCCAAATCAATTAAAAAGCCTCCCATCCCACGACTTCACAAACACCGCCAAGCTCCTTACATCTATCATACCATTTTTCGCCCGCTTCACGAATGGCCTTTGCCTTACATTGATTACAAAAGCAATCGCAAGTGGTGCCCAATCCAGTAGGATAGAAAGTGTATGAGAAGCCGCCGCCAGATGCTCCATGATAACCTTCTGGATTAGAATGAACTTCTGAATCATGCTTGCGCTGCCAATCATAGGAGCGATTTCGTTCTTCTTCGGTTAACGGGAAACCGTAACTTCGTTCACGAATTGCGCGCTCCATTTTTAGCTTCATTTCTATGAGTTCATTGTCTTTCCACTTTTCATCATAAATTTCATTAAAACGCTTTTGTAGACGATTATTATCATTCTCTAATGATAGAAGTATTCGCTTTAAATCCTCAATTTTAGTTTCAATAGTCTTTACATCGCGTGAATGAAAAAATTCACGTGTAATTTTATCTACTTCTGACTCTGGAATATGAATATCTTCTGCTTCAATTTCAATAGAACCATCATTATGCGTTATCATTTTCTTTCTCCTTCTCCAATACCGTGGCCAAATCAGGAAAAAGTTCTTCAAACTTTTCACCATCTGATTCGGTCATCGTTAATCGTATTCCATAATTTTCCATTACAAATTTTATAAAATCATGTGTTAGTTGCTTATTCATGTTCTTCCATAATTTTTGCTGTATTTAGCAATATCTGTGTTAATTGATTACTAATGCCAAAGCGTTTAGCATTAATTTCTATGCTCTTTAAGAGGTTGCCATTATTATGGCGTTCACTTGAAGCCTTCCAATCCGCCATTAGTTCTACCAAATCAATTAAGTTCATATCATTAATGCCATTAGGAAAATGTTCTGGATGGTGGCGATAAGTAGCATAATGATGTTCTAAAGCGGGTTTTAGTGCTTCTAAGGCCTGTTTATATTCTTGTGAGCCATACTCCAATGTAGCAAGTTGTTCTGTATGCTCAGCAAATAGCTCTACTTCTGGAGATTCAAGTTTTGCGGCGTCATGTTCTACACCACGAGTAGTTAATCTATCGGTAAAAAAACGGATATACTTGCGCACCTTTTCAATATGCTTTTGAGTTTCCACTCTACATTCGTCAAGTGTCATTTTCATCTTCCTCCTTGATAATTATATTATACTATAATTTTTACTAGAAGTCAAATAGAAAAAACGCACGGTTTCCCGTGCGTTTTGTAAGTAGTGATTTTGATTTTGAAATATAATAATTTATGTTCGTCCTGATTTTTCTCCATACCACCATTTTATTGGGTAGTTGCAATCTGGACATCTAATTTGTTCAATTTTATCTATACCAGTAGAGTAGGTTTCCATATCTTCAATTGTAAATTCAAATAAGCACCTACATTTCGGGCACTCTGCATTTAAAAATTCAAGCCCATGTTTAATTATTTTTATTGCCATGTTATTCTCCTTTCATTTGAGAGCGTCCGGTCAGTGCTGCCCTGACTATCAAGCGGGTTGCAGCCGCTGCCGTTTGCTGATTCGGTACGAACGCATAGTCCTCCATCTTGGATTTGAACCAAGGACACACGGCTTATTGGTCATTCGCCGCAGAGTTGAACTGCGTAATTCCTTTACGAATGAAGGCCGCCGCTCATAACCAGACTGAGCTAATGGAGGATAAATCTCGCGATTTCTTCTCCTATTGGCATCTTCCGGGCCTCAATCCATCCGAGCCTCTACTTGATTTCACCGCGAGTAACATTGTGTAGGAGTGAACACTCGCGTTGTGTATACTCCAAGAAACATTTGTGTATCATTTGCTCTTATTGGTAGATACTCTCCATCCGAGACCTCACCGCCTATTATTCACGCACGGATTCGTGGCCACTACTAACGAGAATGGCTTCCGCTAAATCAAATTATCACGGCAGATTTAGATACCGAGCAACATTCTTGCATCATTCCGGACTAACTACGGGTCAAGATTAAACCGGCATTCCTTCAGAGAATCCATGGTGTTGCGTTTGCCGTTTCAACAACATTAGCTATATCTGGCTATTTACTTTTTGTTCGCGATCCGGGAAGAAATAGCAACATCCCGCGGTCGAGATGCGACCGTTGGTCGTTCTGGCTGGATTTGAACCAGCGACTTCCATCTTATCAGGATGGCACTCTATACCAACTGAGTTACAGAACGATATGGCGCGCGATAGAGTATTCGAAACCCTGTACCGTAGTCCGTAGCCACGTATCCTATCCACTAGATGAATCGCGCACGCGTCCTATTTTTGTTAGCTTTACTTGTGGAAATAGGAAACACACAAGGCACTGTACAGTTCATGACGCTGCTTTGGGTTTGGTGCCGTGCTTTCGTACCTCAATGGACCGCCGGAGAATCGAACTCCGATTTTATGCGTGCAAAGCATAAGTTCTACCATTAGACTAGCAGCCCAAATGATGGCACCGGTGATAGGACTCTAACCTATGACTTACTGCTTAGAAGGCAGTTGTTCTATACAGCTGAACTACACCGGCAAGTAATACCAAATACTAAAAGCTTGATTAAGTATCAACTTTTTTTCTAGGCACTCGTTTTGCTTAATAGCGACGGCCTTTAGCATTTGGCGGTTCAATTTTCTATATATCATCAAATACTTATATAAAAGAAAATTGCTGTGTGTGCCTAACCGCAATGCGGCGTTAGTAGAGGATACCGGATTCGAACCGATAACTTTTTCCTTGTAAGGGAAACACGCTCCCAATTGCGTCAATCCTCTATAAATCTGGTGTCCATAAGTATGTCGGTAACGCACCACCAGAAGCACGGCTACATTCTCTATCCATAAGTACTCACGTCATGTATTACTCTCTTATGCTAACGACCGCATTTTATTTCATCCTGAATCGGCACATCGTTTCGCCGATTGAGGCGTAATACTACCGCCACCCTTCCGCACCTTGTAGCCACAGCCATATCGGGTGGATTCCGTTCTTTCTATAAATATTATATCAAAATTTATGTAAGAAGTCAAATAGTATCCCACCCGAGATTCGAACTCGGAGAAATTAACCCAGAACCTTAATCTGGTGCATATACCAATTCTGTTAGTGGGACAAAACGTCCGTAGAAGGATTCGAACCCTCGCGCCGCTCATCACGACCTCTTTGTTTTCAAGACAAATCTCTTCAGCCACTTGAGTATACGGACATATTGCGGGGAAATTCCCCGCTATTAAGTGGACCAGGGTTTTTCAACCAGCCCAATTAGGAAAAGATATTGAAAATATCATTAAATAGAGTAGGGATGTCACTAACATCCTTGCTACTATAATGATAAGAGCCATACTTCTTGCAGAAAGCCTCTAGCTCCTTCTTATAGGCAGACTGGGCCTCATTCATAGCCTTACGCGCGGCTTCAACCTTATCCGCGGCAGCCTTGCGTTCAGCGGCCTGACGCTTCTTTTCATACTCTTCCTTTTCCTGCTTTGCTAATAGTTCACGCTCAGCAGCTAGACAATCATTGGAATTGTCATAAAACTTTTTAGTTACTTCACTGTAGTACTTCATATAAGTTCCTCTCCTTATATATTTTTATTACATCAGGTAGGAGTTCCTTTCCTCCTCCTGATGTAATAATTATAGCATAGTTTTTATTAAGAGTCAAATATTAGATTTCTTTCCAACCAGCTGGGTAGGTAGCTGGGGACCAAATATTATTGGCGATTACACTCTCATAAGTTTTGCCTTCAAACATGACTTTATCACCAATTTGATATGCGTTTGTGCTGTCAGGTTGTTCCCATTCAGGAATGACTTCTGGATCAGGAATAAGAACTTTAGCCCAAAGGCTGGGCGCATTTATTGGAGTCCAAGTAGGCTGGGCGATATGATTTAATAAGCATTTATAAAGAGTGCCTTGAAAACGCACTCTATCGCCTTCTTGATAACGAGTGCTTTCATCCCATTGAGGGAATAATTGAACTGCTTCTAAAGCATCTGAATCTTCTAAACTTGCCGCTGCCTTTTCAATGAAAGGGCGGAGTTTTACTGCTAAATCTACTAAATTTCCCAATTACTCCACCCCCAATAGTATTTTCGCCGCGCGAAGCTCTTCTTGAAGAGACGCAATATCTTGCTGATTTTGAGAAAGAATGGTGAGATATTCATCTTTGTCATATTCAGTAAGTGTATATTGATAGCAATGAACAATACTATTTTCTATTTCTCGTTCAACTTCTTGGATATTGCTAGCAATAAAAACTTTCGTTGCGGTTATATCAATTTCTGGTGGTTCTATATATGCATAAGTAGGATTATAAATTTTCATTTTAACCACCTCTTATAAATTTTCCCAAAGGTTGTAGTTATTTGTTTCAATAATAGAACCAGCTATGGGAATAAACATAACACGAGCTGAGTCGCTACGATAATGATAATTTTCTTTATCTAAAGTAAAAGTATAATAGAAAGGCCCGCAGTTTTCTTGTGAATTTACTAGACCGCCAGTAATAGCAGATTTAATAGTATTAGTATTATCAGCATAGATTAAATCTCCCACTGGTAAACTACTTGAAGCACCATTACCAACTTCAATCGGTAAGAATACCCAATCGTGTTCTTCATCATATCCAAAAGCATTAATCCATCCATTAGTAGTAGGTAATGAGAAAGCAATTTCTTCATTGTTATATGAAATATTATTCCCTTGAATTTCTACACCACCAATAAATCTCCATATATTACCATAAGGATTTTCTAATCCACGATAGCTAATAGCACAACGACCTTCATTAGTAAAAACATCACCCGTCGCGCTAGTAGTTGATAAAGCTTGACCAGAAGTATTAAGTAAGGAATGTGTAGAACCACTAAGAGATGAAATATTAGCATCGCTATTGTTATTGATTGTAGATAAACCTTTATTAAAAGCGGCTTGTAAATTTAAAGAACCATACTCAATAGATAAAAGCATTTGATTTAAAGATTCAAATCGTAAATCAGTGAGTTCCCAACCAGTGCCATTATTATGGGCCATTTGTTCTGCAGCTGCATAAGTAAATTCTTGTGTATATCCACTAATTGGTTTAGTTTCTGTAATAGAAACTAATTTATCAGTAGCAAAGTTAATATCTTGAGCATCATTTTTTTCAAAATTACCATTCGCGCGCAAAGTACCACTTTCATAAGCAGGTAATAAAACGTATTTCACTGGCTCATTATTTGTATCTTTAAAAATAGGATGTAATTCAAATCCAGCATATTTTTTATCAGAGATATAAATTTGTTCTTTATTTATTTTAATTCCATTGGCAGTAATAGTTGTAGAAATAGGAACACGTAAATAATAAACTGGTGGTTGATATACCATGATGCGTTTATTGCTAACTGAAGCTAAAGTATCATCTGAAGTTAAAAAGCGTTCTATGCTACCATTTTCATCTACAATACAACGTTTGCGGCCACCAAGCATAGTGAATTTATCAAAATCTGCTCCCGCATTAAGCCCTTTAGCACCTTGTAAACGAGTAAAAGTTTTATTAGAATAATCAATTTCTAATCCAATAATATCATTATTATTATAAGTGCCTGTAATTATTTGAGTTAGGACTATATCTTTTTCTGTAATAGAGCTTGGAGAAACAGCTCCTTCCTCGTTTACAGTTAGCATAGAGCCTTCATCTTGGGGGGTTATGCCCGAAATATTACCAGAACCACCACCAGATGGTTTTATATTATTAATTTTATTTTCTAATTCAGTTTTTTGGGCATTTAAGGCGTTTGTGATAGCCTTTTGAGTCATGCTGCCATCTTCGTTTGTGCCCGTAGTAATGTAATTTTTTACTACATCGTAAAGATAGGTAAGTCCTTTCTTTTGAGTACGAACCTTTTTAATCTTTGCGGTATTAGTATTGTCGTCAATTACTTCAACATCAGTAATAGCTTCTGCAGCAGTTTCCTTAGCTTCAGCCGCATCGGTTTTAGCAGTAGTTATATCTTCTGTAACAGAAGCAATTTTTTCATCTACTATATCGCTAACTGCCGCATCTACATCAGATTTGAGAGAATCAAATTCTGCGGCGACCTCTTGTGCACGAGTGTTTGCGGCTTCTGCTGCATCCAATGCGTCTTGAGCCTCATCTACTTTTGCCGCGACTTGATTTGCCTTTGCCATTGCGGCTTGGGCCTGCTTTGTTAGTTTTGCTGTTTCTGCTGTGAAGGATTGATTTTTTGCTACTAGAATATCAAGTATATCCATGTGTCATCCTCCTTTTTGGTTTATTTTATATAGTATTTTTAATAGCAGTTTACTTTTATAAAAAAAGTTTTCTGTATATTCTATTTTTGTTTAGTTGTTGGCATCAAGTTCGGCTATTTCTTCATCGGTAAGGCCAACTATATGAGACGAGAAAGAAGACCAGTATTGAGCAGACTTGAATTGCGATAACAATGATGCTTTGAACATATCATCGGCATCGCAAAACATCACATAGTCCGCTGTTGCATGGTCAAGGCAAGCGTTGCGGGTCGCAGACACACCCCTGTGTGGCTCTTTATAATATTCAACCTTAAAAGGGTAGCTGTTCAGTAATTCGTTTGACAAATAAACGCCACTGCCATCGTTACAAATAATCACGCCGATTTCGTCAAACGGGACATTCTGCTGTAACGCAATGCTGTCAAGCAGCGGTTTTACAACTTCGTCTGTTTCTTTATATTGCGGAATCAAAATTTGCAGTTTCATGTGTTATTCTCCTTATTTTAATATACATACTTAATGTTCAAACATATCAGCAAAAGACTGTTCTACTCCTTCAATTTCTTCGTCTGACATTCCAATCCAATTGACCGTAAGTTCACTCCATGGCGCGTTTCGAGAGAAAACGGATACCATAGATTTTTTAACATAAATACTACCCCTTCCGCTTATACTCGCATTTAGGTCATACATGTTAGTACCGTCAAATATTCCCGTAGAATAATAATCAAGACTAGGTACTTGGTTACATATTAAATAAAGGTTTTGTAATGCAGAACGACCTATAAAAGCGCTCTGCGTAATTAAACTAACATCTTTCAAATAAACCGTGTCAAGCAAATTGCAGCCAGGAAAGATATTATTAACCGTTTCCAATTTGGGCAAATATGCCACACTTAATGACGTACAACCACTGAAAGCATACCTATCAATTGAAGTACACTTTGGCAGATAAATACCGCTTAACAAAACACACTCTGTGAACGCAGCTTCTATAGTTATGCATTCTGGAAAGTTTGCTACATTAATGCTTGTTCTAGCAAATGCAGTACCCCCAATAAATTCACACTTTGGGAAACTTATATTTTGCAATTTAGAACAATCACAAAATGCAATATCTCCTATGCTTAAGCACTCTGGGAATGAAGCATCTATTAACGAGTAACAATTAGTAAACGCTATATTACCAATTGTTTCACATTTAGGCATATTTATATTGGTTAACCCGGTACCCTGAAAAGCAGTTGTACCAATGCTTGTGCAATTTGGAAAACTAACATTGGTAAGAGTCGAGTAACTACTAAACGTTGCAGGCCCGATTGTTGTACATGCCCCAAACTCAACTGTTTCTAAAGTAGTTTTAATATTATCAAACATACCGCTTGCGATTGAAGTCATCGCATTTAGTTTTATATTCTGTATAGGACAGCCCCACATGCTACTATTATAACTTGTTAAAGCCGGAAAATCTGCATCGGTCAATTTACTACATCCAGCAAATGCAAAATTTCCGACACTGGTACACATCGGGAAGTATACTGAACTCAACTCAGTACCAATAAAAGCGCCAGTTTCAATAGTTTCGGCCATCGGAAAACTAATTTCTGAAAGTTGAGAACAATTCAAAAAAGCAGATGAACCAATATAAGTACATTTAGAAAAAACAGCTTTTGTTATCGGTGCCTGCATGAAAGCGCCGTTGCCAACATAAGTACATTCAGGGAAGTTAGCCTCATTTAGTGCTGTAATCATAAAAGCGCTAGTCGCTATGGACTCACATTTGGGGAAATATACTTCAGACAAAGTGGGGCAGTTAAAGAACGCTGATGAACCAACACTTGTACATTCTGCAAAACTTGCCGTTCGAAAGTTCGAACACGAAAAAAAGGCGCTTTCCCCAATCGTTTTACATGCTGGCATTTCAACATAAGTAAGCGCACTACTTAAAGTAAATATACTACTATTCACTACACTTGCCGTTGGATTAGTATAGACGCTAATGGTGCCAGCAAGGATTTCGTTTTCCATCTCGCGGGGTATATCATTTTTATCTGTGTCTTCTGAAGTGCCTCCATTTCCTCCACCAGTAGAAAACGAAATCCATTCCTTATTTGAATTTGCCAAATAAATTCCCATGGAATCATCTTCATCCTTTAATACTATTGCCACAGAACCAAGTGCAATTTGGTCCTGTGGTATATTTGCTAAATCTGCTTTTGTATCGCAGTAATGCTCGTAAGTTACGATATTGTCTTCCGAGCCTCGTTTTGTCATTATATTCATAAACTCTCACCGTCCAATAGAATATCTAAAATTTCTTGTGAGGTTAGGTCTTCGGTTTGTATGGGTTCATCTGTTTCAATATATGTATAACCTTTTTCGGGAACGTCCATCGCATCGTCGTAAATAATGCCGGTCTGGTCTTGCTTGATTTTCATTCCGGTGTCGGAATAAGTGTGAATGCGGTCGCCAATTGTTTCAGTAATAATCACGGTATCGCCTCCTTATTCCTCGATGTAGGTATAGGTGCTGCTGGACGGGTAGTTCGTCGCGCTGGTGTACGCCGACAGACTGCCCGTTGGCACGTAGATTTTGCAGTCAGCGCTGAGACTAGAAAACGCATTAGCGTTGGTGATGGTCGGCGGGGTGGTGGAAAGAAAGTGGAGCTCTCCAAGGCCGGAGCAACCGTTGAACGCGTTGTCGTTAATATTCGTCACGCTGTCCGGGATGGTAATGCTGGACAGGTTGCAGCAATCGCGGAACGCGTATTTGCCGATGCTTGTCACGCTGTCCGGGATGGTCACGCTGGACAGGCCGTAGCAAACGTGAAACGCGTTTTGCCCGATGCTCGTCACGCTGTCCGGAAT